GGCCTTGGGGGTGTCGATGGCGGCCTGCTTCTCCAAGGCGGCGCGCTTAGCGCGTTCGGACTTCAACTTGGTGGCCAGCTGGATGATCGTGTCCGGGTTGGAGATGATCTCCTCGATCTTCTGATCGGTGAGGTAGCCGCCGTGCTTGCGAATCGAGGGGAGAACCTCCGAGGTGACCCAGCGGCGGAACGCTGCCGCCTCGGGCTTGTCGGATCGGATGATGACTTCGTACATGCCAGCCTCAGACACGATGGTCATTTCCTGGTCCCCGCCAGGGGTGCTCATCTGATGAGCACCCTTCATGTCGTCCGCTATTCGCATGGCGACACGTGACGGTTTGGCTAGGTCGAGCACCTTGCACAGGTCGGCGAGCACGAACCACGGTTCACCGTCAATGGTGACGACGCGGACCGTATGATCCTCGTAGGTGAATGGCTGAATGTTGCTGGTCATGCTGCTGCTCCGTTCTGAGATGAGATGGCCGAGTAGGCGGCCGCGTTGACGAGGGCCATAGGTGGCTCACCAATGACCTGAGCGATGGAGATGACCTCTTCAATGCCGAAGGGGGTACTGCCTCGCATCTTGCGAGATAGGACGGTGCGTTCGATGCCCGTCTTCTCGGATAGCTCTCCGTATGGGATTCCCTTGCGAGCTACGGCGGCGCGAATCTCTGCTGCTGCCAGCTCTCTGGTGTCTAAGTTGGGGTTCATGGAAGGAACCATAGTCGCTTTTTAGACCAAGCACAACATGTAGACCAGAGTTGACATATCAGACCTAATTTTGCGACCCTAGATCTATGGTTAGACGTAAGGCTGTTGGCGCTGCGACGCGTTACATCGCGATTGCACTCCAGACGAAGCGCGAGCAGGCCGGGCTCACATACGACGATCTATCGGAACGCACCGGACTCTCCAAGAGTGGCGTCCTCTACAGCCTTAAGGGCGAACAGGCAATCACTCTGGAAGCCCTCCTCGCTTTGTGCCATGCCCTCGATCTCGACCCAGGGGTGCTGCTCAACGATGGGATGGTCGCTCATATCCTCGACACGGCAGAAACTGAAAACGTGGAGATCGGCACCCGCTTTATCGCTGGATGGTTCACTCAAGCCTTGCCATCGCATGGCGGCTTAGATCATGTCGCTGATGCAGCTGGATTAAATCGGCGTGATGTGGCAGCCGCATGCCAAGGGATCGATACTCTGACGCCTGAGATTTTCATTCCTCTGGCCCATGCCCTCGGGGTCGAGGACCCCATAGATCTGGCTCGCACGGCTACCAGCGGTGACGGCCACGACTTAATGAGCATGGATCCACAGCTGCAGATCAATGCAGCATTGCGGGATGACGATTCCTCGAAAATCAGTCGCCTGCACAACCAGTTGGAATCTCCCAACTTCAGCAAGATGGCGGCATATGATGTTGGCCATCCCACCGAGCGGGAACTCCAAGAAAGGGAGTGGGGCGATGATCCTGCCTAACCCGTGGGCCGACCTCACCAGCCGGCCCCAACTCGACCTGTGCTGGGGTGGCCTGCCACCGGGACAGCTGGGTGCCACCGACGGGCACCGAATCTGGATCGCCACCGGCCTCACTGTCCGGGAGCGCCGCTGCACCCTTGCCCACGAACTCGTCCACATCGACCTGGGTCTGGTGTCTGATGTGACGTGGGCATCCGAGCAGCGTGTCCGTGATGTGACAGCCCGGCGTCTCCTGCCAGACATCGACGCGGTGGCATCGGCCTTGGCTGGTGGTGTCGATATGTCCACCGCCTCCGATGAGCTGTGGGTCACCGAGGATGTCCTCACTGACCGGCTCACCACACTGGATGACGCTGAACGCGCCATGCTCAACCACATCCCAGCCTGACTACCTAGGAGTCACCTTCATGCATGCCCGTAAACTTGCCACCATTGCCGCCTGCACATGCCTCGCCCTCACAGGATGCCACTCACCCAGCCAGACCGGGGCCTTGTCGGATGACCACTTTCATCCAGACGACAGCACGACTGCCGAGGCCATCCCCTCCGAGACAGCTACCAGCGAGGCCACCGACATCACTGATGAACAATGGCAGGCGATGGCTAGCGCCATCCCGAGCGATTTTGACAGTCCATCCCCAACGGTGCCAGCCGAGTATGAAAATGCTCTGGAGATGGCTCAGGGATACTCAGACAAACTGCACATGTCGAAAGCCCGTCTGTACGACCAGCTGACCAGCCAGCATGGAGAACGTTTCGACCCGGCGGCCGCTAAATATGCCATCAAGCATGTTGATGCTGACTGGAAGGCGAACGCCCTGGCGATGGCTGAGGATTACCGGTCGATAGAGCATATGTCCAAGTCGCGTATCCGCGAACAACTGACCAGCGAGCATGGGGAAAAGTTCACGCAGTCTGAAGCAGATTATGCTGTGAAGCATCTGTCATGACACTCGTGCTATACTCTTCTTAGCCTGCTCATGGAATGACAGACCTCGGAGGATAGGCGGCCGGGAGGACCCTAGGAGGACTCGCCCATTTTTGGGTGGGTCCTCCTGCTATTACCATCGGCACTAACTGTAGCCTTGAAGGCTCCAACCGTTACCGACGTAGCTGCTCTCGTTCGGAGGGTGGCCTGACATGTCCCAGACACATGAAACGCCCCGCGCCGGGCTGAACGCGGGGGGCAAGAAGCTGCACGACTCCAGTGTAGCTGATCTGTTGACGATCATGTTCAGTGTAGCTGAGGTAGCCAACTATCTCAAGTTTGCCCCTCATGTCGAGGCTGACACCTATTCAAGAATGGCTGACTTCTCCCACCTGCTGGCCTGCCTCGATCAGGCCTACGACACCGCTGGAATGCAACGCTATCGCGACAAAGCAAGCCTCATGGCCCGCGAGTCGCTCATGGCGTCCCCGTTCATGGCCGCCCTCATTGATCCGGGGACCATCACGGAACCGTTCACTGGGAGCGCCGCAAGTCTGCTCGACCTGGTCGAGTCGCGTCATTGCAACCATCAGGGCAGCAACTGGCCCCAAAGCGGCCGGGGCGTGTCGAGGTTGTTGAAGCGGCATTCCCCAGCCCTGCGTTCCATCGGCTGGCAGGTCGACCACCGCGAGGACCCTGCGACGCACTCACTGTCCTGGACCATCGACCATGTCACGAGACAAAAGGGGGGAAAGTATCCCGGTTATCCCGGAAACGACCAAAACAGGCCTCTAGCTAGGGCAAACACCGCCGGAATAAAACAGGACGTTATTCCGGCGGTGTTTGCCCTAGCT